TGAAACTGGAGGTACCTTGCAGTCTAGTTCTTTCGCAGATGAACTCAAGGCGTTAGCCGGAATACGTTACCTAAACAATGGTAGTATAAACCAAGCAGCAATAAACTTAGACGGTGGATTTTTAAACAGCCCACCCAGTATAAAATTTGTTGCTCAAAAGGGAACGTCAGACAGCACTGAAAAAACCATAGCCGTACGTAAAATTGTAGGCGGTATCAAGGTTGTGAGTAGCGGAGTACAGGTAAGGGAAATTATCAAAGTAACAGCAGGTACAACCCAGGCTCAAGTAAAGGCGCTAGTTAGAGAAACTATTGAGGGGTTATATCCAATACAGTTTACTCCACAAAACGGAGAGGCCGGGTTTAGTAATCTATTTACAGGTGGACAGACCTCTGTCGCGGACGAATCAGCGGCATTTAAGGGAACAGGAAACGCTTGGATAAGAAGAGTAGATACAGGATTTCCTGTGGCTACTAAAGATTATTATGGCATCACTATGAATCATGTTACGTTTAAGTTTGATAAACTAGTATTCGGAACACGTGAGGCTCAAATCCTAAATGGCGATAGTATAGTATCTCAGTTTGATGTTCTTGAAAGAAACATAGACGGATTTACTAACGACATTGATTTCACCGGAAGGGTGCAAAACTTGAACGGAGACTGGGTACAAATTAACGACCCTCAGATTGACAGAAAACGTTTCACTGTAGACAGAGTTGGTTCTTCAGTCAACCCCGGGGGTTGCTTTCTTATTGATGAGGACGAAATGGACGGGTATCGTTGCTTTAAGTCTGGTTCAAGTCATGAGTTGGGGCTTTTGTTTTTTGACGACAAAGGAAGACCAGGCGGTGTTCAGCCCTTAGACAATGAGGTTTTTATAGAGCACACAAACAATCGCTCAGACGAGAACTCTCTTGATGGAAGAGCAGATATAGTTGTTCGGTTTGATGACACCTTTACTGCGCCCGATTGGGCTGAACGATACAGTATAGTATATGCAGGACAGGGGTCGATAATAAACAAAGTGCAGTACTCTATAGGGGGTGCATACGTTGCATTAAATGATGCAGATGCTGGTTCCTTTGGTTCCTCGCAAAACATATACCTTTCCCTGGGCACACTACAAAGTAAAGCCAACTCATATGATAATCAAACCGGAGCGTTAATCAACTACGGATTCGCAGAGGGCGATAGAATTAGAATAGTTAGGTATGGTGACGACTTAAAAGAAACATCAACCTGGAAGGTCGCTAAGACTGTTACGCTAATTGCAGATCCTGCAACAAATCCTCTTCTAGACAGAAGTTCTAAGGCTGCTATACAAAATACAATAGGAGACTTCCTTGTTATAGAGGACAATGATACACAAGAGTGGAACACATCGAGTATACTAAAAGGAGTTTCGAAGTGGAACAACAAGTGTGTTATAGAAATATACAGAGAGTCTGGCGCATTTGAAGAAACATTCTATTACGAAATCGGAGAGAACCTTTCTATAGACAGCAACGGTGTCCTTCAAACCTTACGTACAGGCACATCAGTAAGCATTAAAGTAGAATCAGTAACCAGCGGCACACCCGATATTGTTGTCGCTGAAGTAAACAAAAGAGTTTTTAAAGGAGACTTTATAGAGACTGCTGGTGGGGCTATAATCAAGGTGGGTAACGTAATTTTTAATGACGACACAACCTATCCTTTTAAACTCTACGGAGACATTCAATCCGGAACATTTACTGCCCCTACAGTTTACAGCATGACTGTGACTAACCCTGGATCTGTTGTTCAGTTTAGCCAGGGTGACTCGTATTTTAGATTACGCACGCTGTTCTATGGAAACGCACCACGCAGGGGTGATGAATGGAGAAACATGGCGCTAGCCTATTCTCAGAATGCTATCGTTGATTTTGTAGAAGACCCACGGGTAAGCGATTTTTATGAATCAAACTACACATCGCTCGGTAAAGCCTTCCCATACCTACCAACAGCGACGACCATAAAAAGATTTGGCTCTATTACATACTCAGAACCTTTTGCGTTTGAGAATACAAGACTGGGCCTATCCTCTTTTAATTTTACACAGCAAAACTATAAAGACCTATCGTACGATTACGGCTCTATAAAATCTTTAGTGCCATATGATGAGTTCTTGTATATAGTACATGAGCGAAGAGCAGGTATAGTACCCGTAAGAAGAAACATATTAACAGCGAACGATGGAGAATCTTTGACTGCTACTAATATGATACTCGGCCCGGTGAAATACTATGTCGGAGAATACGGGTGTAACAATAATCCGGAGTCAGTATCATGGTACAGGGGTTATGTGTTCTTTGTTGATGCTAAGGCAGGTAAGGTTGCGCGTATAAACTTTCAGTCTGGTCTAACTCTTATTAGTGAGCAACTGGTTGACAATTTTTTCAAGAGCAAGATGTTTGCAACAGTGGCGTCTGCCAAGAACAGACAGTACATAGGAGGTTTAGACCGTGAGAATTATGAATATATCATTAGTTCTCCAGCGCTCTTTACAAGTTCTATTACAATAGACGATAGTTGCAGTGGACAACAAGCAACGGGGTTAGCAAGAACCAATCAAGATGGTAATATTATAAACGTAAGCCCTGTCTATGACGATTCTCTTACCTTTGATTGGAATACGTACGCTGTTAACTGGGAATGTGCTGAACAAAACTGGGAAGACGCAGGTAAAGGACTACTGCTTATTGACACTCTAACAAACAACCCTATCATAGGGCTTGCTGAGGATCAATCTCCGAGCGTCACAGGAGTCACAGGGGCTATTAAGATACTAATCACATCATCCGCTTATCAAGCGTACCATACAGGGCGTTATAATCAAAGTACAGAGGAAGTAACCGCTGACTCTAATGGGCAGTCTATATTTACTATAGCCAATACAAGTGAAACTCTTCCAGCGTTTACGATAGCATACGATGTTAAGTCTGATTTCTGGAGCACACGATACTCTTATCAAGCAGAAAGCATACAAGGACTTTCGGATAGATTATACACCTTTAAGAACGGTGGTATATACGAGCACAGCCCTAGTGCTGCTCGCAATACATTTTATGGTGTTGCTGGAGATAGTATTGTGGAGTGTATTTCTAATTTTAATCCATCTATGGTCAAGGTCTACGAAGCAGTAAGTCTTGAGGGTAACAATAAAGATTGGAGTGTAACACTAACTAATAGTGACCAAACAAGCGCGATTGCTGCTTCTATATGGGAGGAGAAAGAAGGGTTTTACTACGCACCTTTACACCAGGACTCAACTAACAATGTGTCTTATACAGCAACAGCAAATATTAATTCCATTAGCGGAACGTCTGAGGTCTTTGGCTTAGGGTCTGCGGCATCTATTGCTACAGATAAGATAACCTTTAAGAACTCAATCAACAGTATAGGGTTCCCGTTAGGTGTAACAACAGCGCTGTTTAAAGTTAGTGGTTCTAATTTGGTTCCTCTAAACTTGTACGCCACAGCCATTGATGGAGATAAAGTGTTGCAATGTAATGGAACTGTAAGTGGTGTGACCGCTAATGATGAGATTGTATTGATTGCTAACTCTTCTATTGAAGGCGACTCCATACGAGACTATTACTTGAAGGCTCGGTTCGTAAACTCCACAACCTCAAAGCATGAGTTATATGCTATAAACTTTATATATACTAAGTCTAATCTACACAACCAGCAAGGGCAATAGTATTATCAGTATTTTTGTATTATGAAAAAGATGAAAAATTATTTTGTAGGAGGCCTAATAAATGTAGCAGCAGGACTTGGTACAGCAGCATACGGTGCATATCAAGAGCGCCAAGCCAAAAAGAAAATGGCACAGGCAGACGAGGCAGCCACTGGCCCGATCAGATCTCAAGCAGCGCGCCAGAGAATTGCTCGCCAAACAAGTGACGCTCAAGCGGGTGTGGATGCAGCGTTGCGCGCACAGGCTACAGCGGCAGACCAAATAGCAGCACAAGGCGGTTCTCGTGCTCTTGTATCAGCAACACCTGGCTTAATGAGAGCAACAGAATTAGCATCAAATCGTGCTATTGAAAGTGTACCTACTCTTGATGAAACATCTTTAACTGCAGGTCAAAACCAGCAGGCTCGATTAAACTTAAACAGACTTTCTCGTGCAGCAGATGCAGCGAGACAAACAACTATAAGCGGTGTGTCCCAAGCCATCCAAGGTGGAGCAGAAATTCTTGGCTCTAAATTTAAAGTGCCAAAGAAGAAGCCAGAAGCATTGGGATTATCTACCGCTAACCCTGCTGCTCCGAAGACAGATGCTTTGACGGCTATGTCTAACGCTGCTATGCAGGGAACACAGCAGGGATTGATAGATTTTACTAAGCAAGCCAAGGCAGATAAAGCGGCGTCATTTAATATCCTTGAAGAAGAAGTAAGCGACCCATCGGGAACTGTTTTGTTGGATGAGGTTGATGTTATGGAAGATGGTGGTGTTCAAGAGCCGGTAGATAAAACACCAGGCGAGTTCTCGCATGATGACAATCCTATAGATATCGTTCAAGAGGGAGCAAAGATTGGTGAGATGACTGGAGGAGAATACATATTCAACCCAGAGCAGGCTGAAGAAATGCGTAAACTTTCCGAGGAAGGAGATACCGAACTACACGAATTCGTTCGTAACTTACTAAACAAAGAACAATTTAAATAATGGCTGATACATCCACATTCATGGCGGTGGGCCAGGTACCACAAGTAGATTATGGTGCGGTGTACAGAAACGCCAAGGCCCGTCGTGAGTTAGAAGAAGAGAAGAAACTACAATACCTCAACCAGTTCCAACAGGAACGTGGTGCTTTCACTACAGGTATGCAGGATGAACTGCAAGCAGAGTGGGATGCTATCGAGCAAGACCTGGATCAGGGAGATATGTCCCTTGAAGCCAAAGCCCGAAGACAGCGGCAGTATAATTCCTATAAGCAACACGCGGCAGATGCTCTTGAATATGCAAACACTGTTAATGATTTAGAGGCATCTATACTAGCAGACCCAAATGCATACAACGACCCAGCAGCCTTGATGTCTGAGTTAGAGGATGCACGTAACGTACAGGTAAGTGCAAACAACATAGGGTTAGCAGCAGGGGAACTACCTTCTTTAAATGAGTTTAGAAGATTCTCATTACCAGAGATTGCTCCAAATGCAGCAGCAGGTATGATACTGGAGAACTTAAAAACCTCTGGCGGTATCAATAACTTCTACGACATGGAGGGATCAGGAGAAATTAATCCAGAGGCTGTAGCATCCAGTGTAACTGCGTGGTTTAATAGTAACTCCCTGTCACAACAAGAAGAAGACCAGGCTATAGCATACGTACTCCACCAACTCGGTGGATTAAACGGTTCTATGGATGACCTATCTAAAATTAGAAACCTATCAGATGAAGACCGTGAAGAGTATATAGGTCAGTACGCGCAGTATGTTACTGGTTCTTTACAAAATATGTTGGCTGAAGATGTGACAACAGAGCGCGAGCAACGCCAAGCAGAACTATCGGACTACAGAACCAAGTCAAGAATACAGGCAGAAGAAGCAAGGGCAGCATCACAGGCTTCTGGCTACGGTGGCTTTAATATAGCGCAAGGTGACTTGCAATACATGCCACCTATTAAAGATGATGATGTTACCGGTGTTCTTGGTAGCAATGGAAAGATGGTTGTAAAAGGTGACCCAGGGTTGGCTAACGCAGACCTGGATATTCATGCGACTATAGAGGGTACTCAACCTATGTATAGAGATCAGTACGGTAATCAAAATTATATCGAGAGCATTGGTATAGGCAAAGACGGGAAGATGTATGCTATTGTTAGATCCAATCAGAAGGTGGTGCGCAACAACGAAGATGCAACACACGTTGCAAGAACAGTAGTAGAGGCATCTGAAATACCGTTGAATGGATTGAGTAACGCTGCACAGGCAGACAAGATTCGTCAGACATACAAAGAAATGCTGCCTATGTGGTCAGCAAACTTTGCAGGCCGTGAGCCACAGCAAAACTTCCAGGGAGATATAAATGTCCTTGGTGAAATGGAAGTCGAGACAAGCGAAACAGGCGTAATGCAAGGCCCTGCTGCTCCCAAGGGTTTCGGGACATCCGACCAAGGTACAATGGCAGGTCAGTTTGTACGTCCACAAGGTTCTACTGCAGAGCCTACAATTGAAATCACAGTAGACGAGTGGAGTGACATGAGCAAGCCAGCACAGCGGAACTTCATTATGGATGAAGCAGTAAATCGTAACAGCGAGACAGTTGAACTCAATGGTCGTCAACGCAGAAAATGGGACACGATGACACCTACTGAGCGTAAAAACGAATTGGCTAAAGTTCGCAATGAATTAAGACTACAATTGAAAATTGATATTTAATGGAAGACGAGCAGTTATTAGAAGCACTTGAGTCCGCGTACAATAGAGGGGTAACCCTTGAGCAGATGCAGGGTAAACTTAGCGATGACGCAATGGTTGTCGCACAAGATTTCTTTTCAAAAAAAAAAGATGGTACCGAAGATTCTCAGATCGCCAGTCCTTCGGTATCAGCATCAGAGCCTTCGGTAAACGGTACGGTATCTCTATCTACTCGACTCGACTCTGATTCAAAGGCGGTTTCTTCTGGTTTGTTAGATGCTGTAAAGTCAGCACAGGAACGCGGTGTTACCCTTGAGCAAATGCAGGGTAAGTTGTCTGATGACGCGTACAATTTAGCCAGTCAATACTACAAAACCATTGAGGCTCAACGTCCTGCTAATCGTAAGATGAAAGACCACTGGTTAATCATTGACGAGAACCCAAGTGAGTTGGGTAGATTATGGAATCGCGCTGTATCTGGTGGTATTCTTGCTAACGAAATAGCAGAGGCAGAAATCACAGGGGTAATGGACTACGAGAAGATAGCCTACCTCAACAACATAGTTCAAAGAGACGCACCAAAAGAAGAAGACTACCTATACGACACCGATAATCCTGTAGGTAGTTTTGTGCTTGATATAATACGGACTATACCCGAGTCATTAATCTCTATGGCTACAGCGGGAGAGGCAGGTATCAGAGGTGCAGCAGCAGGTGGTGCTACAGGTGCAGGTATAGGTTCAGTTATACCTGGTGCAGGTACAGCGGCAGGTGCAACTACTGGTGCCATAGCAGGATACTTTGGCGGAACATCATTGGCTCTTGAGTATGGTCATTCTATTATGGATGTGCTTCGTGAGGAGGGCATAGACGTCACTTCTCCAGATCAACTAAGGGAAGCATCACGCGACCAAAGAATAATGTCTAAGGCACGAGAGAAAGGACTCAAGCGTGGTATACCTATCGCAGTATTCGACGCCATATCGGGGGGTACTGCGGGTAAGGTGGGTAACGTACTCGTAAAATCTGTAGGTAAATCAGTGACAAACAGAGCCATGAAGGTGGCTGCGGCAGAAACCTTGGTTCAAGCAGGGCTTGGGGGTACTGGTGAGTTCGCAGGACAGGTGATATCGGGTGAAGAAATTAGACCGAGAGACATAGCGCTTGAGGCATTCGCTGAGTTAGGCCCAGCAGCACCCGTAATGGCCTACAATCTTGCAGGTCGTATCGGTAAAACGCCTGGTGAATTATCATACATAGACTGGGCAAAAGAACAGGATCAGAAGAAACTCTCTGTAGCCAATGAGATATCGTTTGTGGCTAACAATGGGGAGATTGCATCTATAGATAATGAGATTCAAAAACTTAGAGAGTCTAAGAAGAAAGACCCAACCACAAAGAAAGCAGTAGACGCTAAACTACAGCGACTAAAACAAGAGAAGTACAGTCTACTCAAAGAGACGTCTGAGAAGGTAATGAAACTTGAGGGCGTACAGGAGGAAATAGCAGACCAGTTAACGCGTGACCTTAATGCAGCAGCGGCAGTATTAAAGGAAGGTAATATTACTGCGGAAGAAAAGGTTGCTATCGAAGAAGAGATGGAGCAGTCAGCCAAAGAATTAGACCAGTTGCTGTCGGGCCAAACAGAAGAGCAAACACAAGCGCAACCAGATGATAAAAAAGTTAAGCCCGAAGAAGTACCGGGTGCAGAGCAAGTCGGGGAAGAACTTGGGGACGTACCCAAGTCGGAAACAAGCAGAGCGAAGGCTCAAATTAGTGGAGTACTTCAAGCACGCGAAGAAGAAGTAGGCAGAGCATCAAGACACCGTAGCGTATCCGATGCGTTAACTACGTTTAGCACTAATAGAGACAAAAAGAAAGGAGTTTTCTTTAACCTGTTTGACAAGAACGACGCGGGTGCATTGCGAACAATGCTGGAGGAAGGAAAATATAGTGACGGTAAAAGGATACCTATAAAAGAACAGCGGATACTAAGTAAACTTGTGTTAGCAAGTGAGGCCTACAGACTTTTAAATCCAGACTCTAAAGATTTCAATATAGGGTTTGGAAGAAAGGGCTTCTACGCAGCGGGTAAAGCGGCTGGCTTTAAAAAAGCAGATTTAAAAAATGCTGCTGGTATAACCTCTGGTAGAGTAGGCACTAAAGACGCTCCTATTATAGTATCTATACCATCCGCAGATGAATCCCTATCTCAGAGAGGTAAGGTAGATAGATATACAGCAGAAGGCACTGCGTATCATGAGGTTTACCACAAGATATTCTCAAAGTTTTTTAACGACAGACCTATTGACTTCAATCAGTTTAGAAAACTTGTGATTCGTAGGTTAAGCGAGAGCAATGTAAAGGAGTTAAATGATTTTGCGGAGCGATACATGGAGCGTGAGGATGGAGAATCTGCCGGTGCTTACAAGTCAGAGGAATTTATGGTTCAACTTGGTGGTTTACTCGGTAGTGAAAGAATTGTTTTTGAAGCATCTTTTCTCGAGGAACTCAAAGCGTTTTTAAATGGTATCGTAAGTAAGATAACAGGCAATCGTGTACAGATATTTGAAGAGGCTGGCCTGGCTAAAGATATTTCTGAGTACATGAAGGGAATGAGTAGGGCTGTACGTGCTGGTGCAGACATCAGCCAAGTGCCTATGGCCGAATCCTTACAGACAGAACGCTTTCAAAGAGAGCGACCAACGACTACGGAAAAAACAGAGAAGGACGAGTACGGATTTGAAAAGCCTACGGGCGAGATGGATGTACAGCCAAGTAAAAACGTGGCAGGTATACCAGATCCAGAGAACTACGACAAGACCTTTGATCCTCTAGAAAAACTAACGGGAATTCTAGGCCCTAAATTAAACGCATTAGCAAAGAAACTCGAGAAGGTTCTTGGTATAGACAGGCTTAGGGGAACACGTAGAGATGTACTTCAAGCACTGGAGATTTCAGAGTCTATAAACGTACAGCACATCAATAGATTTTACCTTGCCTTGCGTCAGATAAATAAGATAACAAATAAGTTACCAGACGAGCAGCGACAAGAGGTGGCTGACCTGTCTAATGACTACCTGTTTGGTGCAAAGGAAGAGACAAGGCGAGAAGCCTTTGATAAACTGCAAGAAATAAACCCCGAGTTAGTAAAACAACTGGGACGCTTAACAGCGATACGTGCTTCGATGCAGGAGTCTATACAGAACAGCGCTGTCTTTGATAATCTAAGCAGTGAATTGCAGGAGACTATTATAGATAACACAGCGTCATACGGCACAAGAACATACCGTGCGTTTACTGATCCCAACTTTAAGTTTGACCCGCAACTAAGGGCAGCCGCTGAGAAATCTATGGTTGATGCCATGATTTATGACATGGCTTATGACATATATGAAAATGAAAGCCTTACTGACGAGCAATTTGCGGAGATGGAGGCCAGGAATCTTGATGTGAATGAGTTAGATGACATTGCTCAGTTCATAGAGTTAACCCAGATAGAAGAGGTTAAGAACAGGGTCAAGGATAGTCTGAGAAACATAGAGGCAGCATCACGAGAATCTCAAGGTAGATATGGCGAAGGCTTGGCTGGCAGTAAAGACTTGGGTAAACTAAGAATACCTACTAAGAAATTAAAACAGCGTCAAGACTTACCTATTGAGTTGATGGACTACATGGGTGTAGAGAAAGACCCATACATTAAGTTCAGTCAAACGGTTGCTACCCTTACAAACATGGTGCAGCAATTCACGCTGGTGGATAGAGTAAATGAGATTGCACAGCGCAGTAACCTTGGTGATTTAATTGTTACGACTCCGATTGTACGTGCTATCATGTCTAAAGACCCAGAGAAAAGACTTGGGGTGAGGGCTGAACAATTTGCACGTGACTTGGGTCTTATGGGTAAGGAAGAGTCCTTCGATGATTTCTATACAAGAACAGGTGGTGAACTAATAGATGGTCAACCCCCTGCATTTCCTTCAGATCAGATTGACTACATCGAAGACAAACTAAAGGACTACTTTATAGAAAACTATACGGTTATTGAGGAGAAGAAATCTCCAATGAGCGGTAAGGCTGTGAAGAATGACTTCGTTAGCATGCTGAAGCAAACACCGATGTATCAGTCTGACAACAAAGTTCTTCAAGGATATTATAAACTATTGTTGCAGATGCGTCGTGTACGTGTACTATATAACCTACCTACCTGGAGAAAGAACATCATGGGTGGTTGGTATTTCTTAGGAGCAAACTTTGTGCTTCCATTTAATAAGCACAGAGGAGGGCTTACCGCAATGGAAGACTTAAGGAACAGATTCAAGAAGATGAAGGACGGTGAGTTAGACCCAGAGTATGAAGCAATCCTTGACCGCATGGGTGAACTTGGATTGCTTGGCTCATCTCCAAACATGGGTATGTTTAGTGACATCAATGATTCATTCATGCAACAGTTGGAAGGCGTGTCTCCCGAGTTAGCGTGGAAGTGGTTACCAGCAGGTGTAAAGAAAGCACAGCGGGAGTTGGGTGTACGTGCAGCGCGTACTGCATATCAGTATGGATTCATTGATGACTATACCAAGATGATTGCTTACCTCACCAAGCGTGAAAACTTTGCTAAGAGACTTGAGTCTAATCCCGAGGGTAAGTCATACGCTGAACTTTCTTTTGCTCAAAAGCAACAGGTCGATGAGATGACAGCGGAGCGCATCAAACAGAACATGCCCACCATGTCTCGTATACACCCCTCGTTACGTAATCTATTTAAGTTGCCAGTGGGTGACTTCCTTTCATTCCGTGTTGAAGCCTTCCGTAGTTTCTTTAGTATCTATCGCAATGCAGTTGCTGATCTGGGACAGGCTATGACCAACGAGAACCTAACGAAATCACAGCGTGGTGCGTACATGACAGACGGTGCTGGTACACTAAGCATGGGACTCGCACTTGCCGGTCTATCTAAAGTAGGGTATCAAGCCATAGCGGGTCTGTTATTAAAGGACGATGAGGAAGATGAACTTGGACAACAAGCAAGGTCTACTAATTATGTATTACCTCCATGGATGCAGGGCTCAAACATTGTCGCTGTGGAGATGGGTAAAGACGGTAAAATTCGTTTTGCTAACATGAGTTCGGAAGACCCATACGATGAATTGCAAGGACTTATATATGGTCGTAATGGTATATCAAGAAGCAATATGTTGCAAAGTATAGCGTCTGATTTCAAAGACCCTAACCTTGCGGCACGATTACTCTTTAATCTTGTTGATGGAAAAGACTCTTATGGACGACCAATCCTTAATAACGAGGACGTAGGCTGGTTCCATAGATATATCATTGGCCCTAACCTAACGGAGTGGTCAGATGCCTATGGCTCTTATATATTTAAGGAGACTTTCATACCGCCTAACATGAACTACATCGCTCGTGAATACCGCAAGCGCATGAAGGAAGCAAAGGAAAACCCAGACTTAGAGTTGCAACCCCTTGAAACAGCGGCTGAGTTGTCTACTGCAGTAATCTTTAGGGACTACCCTGTTGATATATCAAGACAGTTCTACTACAACATGAGCGCACAGAATTTCCGTAAGCCATACACCTCTCTTAGTGATAACGAAAAAATAAACAGACAGGTGCGGTTGGATGAGATAAAGAGAGCCTATCAGTTTGCCGCTAACTATTCTGCTAAGTTTGGTAACTACAGTATCGTCTCCAGTGTAGAGAGTACTATTGACAGGACGTTTTCTAAGAGTCCAGAGGAGGCTATGTATATAAAGTACGGCCTCGAACTTCCAAAATAGGATTCTTATCTTCGCTGTATGAAGTGGAAACAAATATTTAAGGACAGCAACGACTGGAACGAGAAGAGTATTCTTGGTGCAATTTCTTTTGCTGTAATGGTTTTGGTAATGACTCTTGATCTTATCACTGGTGCATTCGGAAAAGATTTAGTAATTAATGAAGGCGTCTATAACTCTTTTGTGTATGTCACGATTGGTTGTTTTGGAATTGCTGGATTAGAAAAATTTGCTAAATCCGGTGGCGATAAATAAAGAGATATCAGAAGACACAGTAGTAGGGCTATCACTAAAGACCGTTGGTATGATTATCGGCGGCGCAGTAATAGTTAGTCTTGGATACTTTGACCTAAAGGCTGAGGTGCAGGAGGCAAAAGAATTGCCTGTGCCAGTGATAGGAAGAACAGAGTACGACTTAAAGGATGAGTTAATACGTACTACAATCATGAACACCAAGTCTGATGTTGATGATATTAAAAAGCAACTAGATAAAATAGAGGAGCGCCTCTTCGAGATGAAATGAAAAAGGCCGCCCTCGCCATAGCGTTTACCCTGCTGTGTGCCTTCAAGGTACCGACCAGGGGCTTGGTGGTGGTTCATTATAACGCTGAGTTTAATTCAGCCAACAGCGTATCATTAAAAAAAATTAGTGACGCCCGGGTTATCGGCGCATGGATTGATGATGCTGAGGTTAAAGAATACGCAGACATAAAGTCTGTTCCTACAATAATACTTTACGAAAACGGTAAAGAGATACAGCGGTGGGAGCCAGGGCTTTCATTGAGTCTTTCTGTTACACACCAGGATATACAGGATGTCATTGATAAAATAACTGGAGCAAGTAAATTCTGATGAGAAACATACTAATTACTTTCTTTGTACTGTTTTCCATGTTATCCCAGGCACAGGTGGTGGGGGGTATATTTAAGTACGCTACATTTTACACGAGTGCTTTTGCTTCTTCACCAATGCCTGCTCAAAAAGAATACTATGTAACTCAAGGCGGGGATCTTCAAGACATAACTATAGAGAATCCATTTGATTATAAGGCAACCATAGGAGTACGTAGGGTTGCTCGGTATGACTATGAGAACAGACAGAACAGGTTCTATGACGGACAAACAGAGTCTACAACAGCGTTGTCTGCTACAGTTGGTTCTGTGAAGGGACTTGAATACCTTGCTCAGTACGATGTGGGTCGTCAGCAAGGGTCAGCATACTTAAACCAAAGATACTTCCTTAGATACCTTGCTAAATACTTTATGGTAAAGGGGGAGTACTATAGTCAAGGGCTTGTTGATTTGAATTACACGCAAGTAGAATCAAGACTAAGATTACATATAGGTGAGTTAGACTTTTCAGCAGGTGTTGCCGGGCGTTTACATAGGTCATATGGATATAATCCAATAGCAGACTTCTTAGCACATAATCCGTGGTGGGACTTAGTGCGTAATATGGGATATGAAGACATCTACTATGGCATTGATTATGATAACGATGACGAGGTAGATAACTTTGATTGGTACTGGCTAGACCCTAGCGGAGAAAAGGTTGCTGATACCGATGAAGACTTCCGCAGATATATCTACCCTGGTATCGTAAATGAATTCAACAAACTTAGCATAGATAGTGTTGGTCTTATTCAGTCTGTGTCTGCGATAATTGGGGTAGACTATTATCACTATGAGGATGACTTCTGGATACACTCTTGGTTAAACATTCTTCCTTACCACATGCACGTAGGTGACAAAGAAGAGTTTTCTTATAGCAACTACGTAGATGGGAACCAATGGGTTGACTACAGTACAGGTATTGTTTTGGGTTGGAAGCCCGGAAAGCGTTGGGGTATTTTTACAGAGGTCGAGTACATGAAGTATTGGGACAGAAATATATTCAACCTAAGAGCGGGTGTTAACTATCAGTTGAGATAAATGAAATGGCTATCCTTATTAATAATAGTGCTATCATTGAGCAGTTGCAGCGCGCAGTGGCACCTAAGAAAAGCAATCAAGAAAGACCCCAGCGTACTAAGGAAAGACACGGTTGTTGTTACGGATACGATTGTAACTGCACCGGTCTCGGTGCGTGATACCATAACTCTTCAACAGCGGGACACCATTACCATCACTAAGGATAGACTTAAGGTTAACATCGTGCGTTCGTTTGACACCATTATGGTAGACGCAATTTGCGAAAGTGATACTATTGTACAGGTGATAGAAGTACCTGTCCCGTCCATCGTTATGAAGGACAGCGACAGGTGGTACAACAAGGTTTACAAGTTTTCTTTTTACTTACTGTTGCTTCTTCTATCTGTGCTTTTCTTACGTAAGAAATTAATCTCCTGATCAGGAGCCACACGCTTCGCAATCTTCTGGGTTTAAAATATTACAAGTCGGTTGTTCAGCCGATTCAAGTTCTGCTACGAATTTGTCGAAGTCTTCCATAATAAGCGATAAATAATTGTTAAAGCCCACGAAATTGTGGGAGCATCGAAGATACAAAACGTATCTATAGAGGTTTCTTTTCGTAATAAGGTGAGTATGCGTGTCTTACATCCCAAAGCCTTACTTCATCGGGTGAGAAATCGGCAAATAGGTATTCCTCTGGAGATGTAAATAAGATAAACAACACGATGTCCGACTCCTCTTTATCCATGGCTCTCTTGTTTGCCTTGAATGTTTTCTCACAAGTCTTTACACTTAGTCCGTACTTAATCTTCGTGGACTCTACTATAATGTCGGGGTCATCGGTAACATTCTTTGTTTCTTTTAGCAGCGTAGACACTGTGTATCTTGTTACCTCTGGTGTGACTTCGAAGTAATGACGGATAAGCAACTCACCAAGTATACCTATATACTCTGTGTAATATTCTCTTGATACCTCTCCTAATAATACTGATTGCTTTGTCCCCTTTCTCTGTTTGTGAGTACCCTTATACCTTCTGCGATTAGCCTCTATCCTTCTTAACGTAAGGTCATTGGCGTATTCTTTTAGGTATGGTGGGATCTGATCCTTCATGAGAGTCCTTCGAGCCTTAGTTTATTTATGGTAGATAAATCATAGTGCTCTTTGCAGTACTCGTATAGATTGTTTCCAAGTCTCCAGGCCTTAGCCAACGTCATCCCTTCTACTGCCTTCTTCCAATCCTCTGGTGTGTCACACAAGATGCCTGTCTCTTCGTGCTTTATAACCTCCTTATATGGCGTTACGTTTGATGCTATGATTGCAGTACGAGTGAACCCTGCTTCAACTACTTTTAATTCAGACTTGCTTTTGTTGAACTTGGAGTCCTTCAAGGGGCTAAGGGAGACATCGAAGAACTTGTACAACTTAGCGTACTGAGTAATATCCACAGGGTTCATTCTATACTTTGCTTTTAACTTTTCTGGATAGTCCATCAGACCCATGCAATATAACTCATGGTCTTCAAACGTCATACCCATCTGCTCTAAATCTTTTTGATGTCCATTGGCTCCGAGATATCCAAAGCGAACCTTGTAGTCTTTAGGCATATCCTTTTCCCAATCAACCCATTGCTCCTCCTTTTGATGTATGGTATTCGGTATCACCCGGTATACAGCGGAAGGGTTTATGTCTTTCATTATCTCTACAAGAAACGCAGAGGGACTCCAAATCTCATCGGCTATGAGTATACTCGCCTTGATATCTTTTGACTGATGGTTCTTGTAGTATTCGTAAGCAGGATTATCCTTTGGTAGTTTCCAATAGTCATCGTTGTCTAATATAAGTTTGACATCATTGTCTACCAGATACTGCTTGAATGCTTTGTGATTTGAAACACTGAACCTTCTTGAGCCTACAAGGTTCTTCACCTTTGTAAGGTCAAACTCTTTAAGGTCATTAAAGTTTTCTATAAAGTGTATCTCCAGACCTTCCTCTTCCTTTAGTCTAAGGAATGGTGTCATTAGTCTGTGATAGTTGATACCATTTAGGCCATCAAGATAAATCAGCGTCATCATAATGCTCTAACAATGCGGCTCTTATTAAATCGAATTCTGTGTCTATGCTTCTCTTGTACTTACGTATGGTGTTATGCAGTCGTTCAGCATCGGTACGAGCCTCGCCATTGTTTGTGTGTAGGTCTTCATACAACTCTATGGCTGCCTCCTGCATTCTTGCAGTTGCCAGGAAATAAACTTTACTTAAGAGTTTCGTATCCATGCGCTTTAATTTTTGCTACAAACGTGTCCTTGGCCACCGTCCCGTCGTAATGCGTAGACTGTGATGTGAAAAATCTAGGACTATCGTCATCAATATAACCATTGTTTCGTAGATAATCAGCAAGAAATTTACTGCAACAAATAGCGTTATCAACATCATAACGGCAATTGTAGTACACATGAATAGACATAGACTCCATGTGCCACTTATCAAATCCTTCAAGAACCTTTTGGATTTTTTCCCAGTAAGTTTTTTTGTACTTTGAGCGTACCGCGTAATGCCTCCCACTGTAAAATTGATTAAGCGAAGGCGGCTTTGGTAACTCCAATTTGATTTCGGTGACTTCATCCACCCTCTAATATAAGTCTAAACTACTGTTCTTGTACGCTAAAGGAGTAAAACTTTTTTCACTACTACCAAGATTCCTAAAACCTGTACGTGAACTATTGATTTCAAGAACTACGGGATCGTCCCAAGGTGTGGGCTGACCACCGGTCTCTTGGTTACGTTGTTTACGCACATGAATCTCTGTACGTTGGCGTATATCGTAGTCGTTTGACTGCGTTTTTCTATGAAATGTCAAGAAGGAATCGGCCCTATTCACGAACTTACCGCCGCCTTCAGTCATTGCCGCACTCGGTGCTACAGGCAATCCATCGGGGCCTTTAATTCTTTGAGCCTCAGTAACTGAGTGAGTGTTCAACCACACTGCCATGTTGTTGTTAACGCTGAACGTGAGTAGTTCTGATGCGGCCTCGTAGTGATACTCATGAGAAGATAGTTGAGCGTTCTTTGATATGGTTGTCTTCAGTGAGTTGTAAGGGTCAATCAATATACCATCGTATGGCTCTTGTCGTATAAGTTTCTCAGCAAATACTATAAGGTCGGTGTAACTATACACTTGATTGTTATTTATAATCGTAAAATGTTTGTTCACCCACTTGTATGCGGCGACTCTTTCCTCATAGTGCATGTCACTAACAGGTACATCAACTAAGAACTCCATCAACCTCATCTTAACAGCGGCTGTTTTATTCTCTGAAGAATATATAATCCATCTCCACTTGTGCAGTACGGATGCTGTTACCATTAAGTATAAAGCCATTGTTGTCTTACCCACATTACTGTGACCATTGATAATAGTAAACTCTTTCTTAAACAAGTAGTACTTATCTAGGTTTGTTAGCCCGGTGGTAAGTCCCTTCTCTATCTTACCTGTTGCGAAATCATTTATCCATTCCAGATCAGTGGCATCCGAAGATATAAAAGACATGTCTCCATCGTTGATACGGAACTCTCTTTTAATCTTGTTCTCGTCATCAATAATCTCACGGATAGGCATGGTCTTACCCTGGTTGATGCCGTCACCCATGGTCTTACGTGCTAGGTCTATGTCTTGTACATCTCTACGTACAAGTTCACGCTCCATAACACGCAGTGCTTCGTCCTCTTCCATCCTTCCTGCGGCGATGTATCCACCACACAATATGGAAGCACGTAAAAGCGTACGATGTTTATCTCCATCATCAGCCTTGCGTATCATGTGTACTACAATATCTAACTTCTCGTAGTCGGTGTATGCCTCACGCTGAACTACCTCTTGATGCTCACTGCCTTCTGAAAGCATTAGCCCAAACACATGAGGGTCTTCATTACTTACAAGGTCTGGGTCATAACTTTCAAAGCAAGCACGCGAAAGATTTATTCCAGAAGGGTCAACCTCTAGTCCATATGTTCTATCGAAGTAGGCTTGCAACGCACGGAAGTGATCACGGTGTCTCTCGGGATTTGTAACCTGTACAAGTGCTTTCAATCCGTCTCCACTCGGAGACGTCCAACAGGCACGTATGTAATCATCGGTGCCAAGTAATGACTTGTAATCCTCTACATCTATATGGTCAAAGTCCAATACTATTATACCGCTATGCCCCAGGATCTGGCTGTCTCTTCTGCCTTCAAATACACCAGAGAACAGTGCGATAGGCAGGGTTTTCTTTACATCCTTATTGCCTGCTCTAACTTGCTCGACCTTGGCTTGACTTTTTCCTTCACGTATACGTGTGAGGGATTCATCTAGTGTTGTGTAATGTGGGTTATCTATATCCGTTACAGACGGAAACATTGTGATTGTCTCACTTGAACTCATTGTCGTAGTCTTTTTCTTTGTGAACCTCTGAGTACCCTACTATCTCTTTGCTATTGATTTTGTATACTCTGAAGTTAAGTTTCTTAGCAGTCAATTTTGTAAGACCCTCAAGGAAATGTAATGCTTTCTTATCCTTATTCAAACCCTTAAGGTCTTTCGCTCTGCTCACACACTCTAGGCCTTTCCATTTATTGGTATACATTTTTTTACCACGCTTGGTCTGCCATATAATATCTACATTATAGTAGTGTATGGGTTGCTTCTCACTTAAGTCCCATGTCATACCTTAGTTATGTTTACTATCTCATACTTATCTAAGGTCTCGGTATTGTTAGTGTATAACACCACTCGGTACACTAGTGATTTATTTTTCTCACGTGTGTGGGCGAGCGCCTGATCCAGTATAACTGAACCCTCTTCATACTTACTTACATACAAGGGATTAATAGGCTTGCCATTGCTGAACACATCCATGTTCTTGTTGTGTACCCTTAGACCTGCTATCACAGTACTGTGGTGTCTATTGAATATACTACCCATGTAGGACATAGTAAGCCTTGTGTTCTCTTTTAGATAAGCCCATATCATCTGCCTCGTTTCCACTAACTCTCTATCCCTTCTGCTCATTTTTAAACTTTCTTTGTGTGCTCGGTTAATCTTCGAGAACACAGAGGTCGCTAGGGTTATAGCGTTCTGCTCTATACTTCTTTCAATTTGATACTCAGTCATATCAGTTTCTCATTACTTGTCAATTATAATTCGTTTATAATACTCCGGTGCAACCGCCTTGATTTCCCTGTATAGTACAGACTCTGCTTCTTTAAGTTGCTTCTTGGTTCTTGTATCACCCTTACCTTTAGTGCCAAACGAAGTGTGGAGTGCTGCTAGTTTTTCTAGTTGCTCATCCACGTGCGCGCGTACACTAGGGCACATGAGAGATCTGGAAATCTCCTTGCAAATCTTATCCATAATTATGTATTGGTATCTATTGCGTAAATGTCATCTAATTCTACCCAGGTTTTGTACCCCTTGTCCTTTAGGAATAACTCCATAACGTACGGGTTACGCTGATGCTTGTGCTCTACCTTGATTAAGGCTGGGCGAAATGGGCCTGTGTAATCTATACTCTTAAGTATAGTAAAGTCGTGTCCCTCTGTGTCAACCTTGAGTAGGTCTATGCGTGGCACATTCGCCATCATACATACATCCTCATAGGTAATAGTAGACACCTTTCTAGGTGTAACTTTGCTTTTGTTTTTTTCGTTTGTATATTCTCTGAACGCACTCATGCCTGCAAAGTCATGGTCTTTTTCAACAACATCAGAGTTGAACACATCTATTGTTCTTATACCTCGCTTAACATCAACAGCGGAGTTAATGTATGTGACGTTTTTTTTTCTAGGTATAGCGTTGAGGTACTCAGAAATTGGATCAACGATAGCACCCTTCCATCCTTGGTCAGCCAAGTTGTTGAGCGTATCGAAATCACAACTGCCTATCTCTATAAAATATTTAGTAGCACTCATGAAGCGTCTCTGATTTGTCATAGTACTCATCGGGTGCAAAGTATATGTAAGGCAATAGTGTCTCGCCTTCTGGTGTCACTGCTCCACGCTTCTTTCTTTTGTACCAATCGGGGTGTCCCTCCAACATGTCTAATCTTTTCAGTTCATCCTCCGATACCAAGTATAGTTCTACATCTACATTGAATCCTACACCAGGTTTCTCTACGAGAAAGGGTAGTCCAGATCCATGTACCACCATAGGGTATTGTCTCTCCGTCTTCGCTTTTGAAATGTATATAGCATTGCTCAGTAGTATATTGTTACCAAAGCCACGCTTCAGTGTACCGTATACAGCGATTAGAATATTACGCAGTTCTTCGCTATCACTTCCTTGTACCACCACTCTACGTCCTCCTTCTGCTTCGCGCTGAAGATTGGGCTTATTCCTTTGTTTAGTTGCCATCTTTTTTTTCGTCTATTATATTTAATGTTATAAGTGCGCACACTGTGTTGACCACCAGCCGTCTTTCTTTTATCTCCAAAGTTTCCATTCATAATGTAAAGTATTAATGCAGGGAGGGGCCCTTGAACAGGGGAGTTTTGCTTAACATGATTGAATCCCCTCCCTTGCACTAGTAATTTAGAACGGCAATCCGTCGTTGCCTTGAGCCACTGCTTTAGCGGCTTGGCTTTGAGTGTTCGCTCCCCCGTTTGCACGTGGGTTGAACACACTCGTGAATGCAGTTCCGTCGGTCTTAATGATGAAGTCCACGTTCACATTACCTGCGCCCGTTAGATACTTCTTCATCTCATCCAACTGATCTTCCTTGAAAGAGATGTTGTACTTGACAACACCACTATCAAACTCTTTGCGTTCGCCTACATATCCCATGTAAACTCCCTTGCTTTGTTGTTGTGACATAGCAATTGATTGATTAAATTTCCCCTTGTAAAAAGAACGTAGTCGATGGCTTGTCATTCTCATAATGTTCCTTGATTATGCTCAAGGCACGAGCCACTTTACGTCTACCAGAGTCAAGGGTTTCCTCTGATGCTTTATATACTGCTGGTAAATACGGGTATGCTTTCTCCTGCACTACCCAATAGAAATCCTTTACTCCGAATGCGTGTGTGTACAGGAATGCTTGTATGTCGTATCCGAATACACGTACATCTCTTGGGAATCCCTTCACGCTACGAGAAGACTTACTGTCTGCTATGAATCCTTTGCCGAGGCAGTCAAGGAAACCACGGAAGGGAACTACCTCCGCGCCAATTTCAAGTTCTTGTAAGAACTCTACTTGATAGTCCCCATCCAGGTATATGTTGAGTACCTTCGATTCATCGAGCCTTGTTATCATGTCGATGCATTGTTGGTAGTCCTCTATAGATACAACAGTCTTGTCTTTTGCTTTTGTTTT